CACCGGCTGTTTTTCCGGCGGCTGGTTGGTGACCGGCGCCGGCGTGTTCACCGGATCTGGATTGATCGGAACTTCAGATTGCGCCGCGGCAGGCGCAGGGGCAGGTGCAACACCGACATCAGACATGGAACCACTCCTTCGGCCGGGTTAACCGGCAGGGGTCGAGTGCGGTCTGCTTGACCGTATTTGCGGTCAGGCTGACCGAAATTTCTCTATCGCCTTGCGCAGCGACTGCCGCCGCGCCTCTTTTACTTTGGGGTTAGCTGTCGCGCGTACCTTCGGCTTTGGCTTCTCGTTGCCGACCTCGGTGAGGCCCAGTGCCCGGCCGACCGCACGGAACTTGGCTTTCGAGGTGTAAAAAACCCCGTCGCACTGTTCGGTCGGCGGCATCTCGTCCGAGATCACGTAGGGCCGTGGCAGGCTTGAGCGGGCCACGGGCGATGTTTCACGTGCAACCCGCCACCGATTTTTCTCAATCTCTACTAGCTCTACTAGCTTCATGGCTTTGCCTCTGTATAGGCAAACTCGCCATAGACTTCACGTGCGACACGCTCGAATGCTGCGCCAGCTTCAGCCGCCGATGCAAACACGCCTAGATGCTTGATTTTCCCGCCACGTTTTATGTGCGCGCACCAGCGTTGACTTTTCTTGTATCTGTAAATCCCCTTCGGTCGTCCGGCGATCTTGGATGGGCTGTTGACATGGTTCTGACTGAATGTCGCCTGTCGAAGATTGGCGATGCGATTGTCGGACCTATCGCGATTGATGTGATCCAATTGACAAGTCGGCCACTTATCATAATGGAGTGCCCATGCGACCCGATGCGCCTTCAATGGAGTACGATCAACTTCAAGAATGCGATACCCGTAGCTAATGTAACCAGCTAAACGACCGGGAATAATGTGGTTGCCACGAGCCGATATCCAGCGAAGCTCGCCGGTCTGTGGATCATACGTGAGCAACTCACGTAGTCTTGCGATGCTTATTTCCTTCATATCGACCACCCCGGCTCGATCTCGACTAGCTCGATCATGCGGGCCACCCCGACGTGAAACCGGCAGGAACAGCGCCGACAAAGGGAGAGGAACCAAAATTAGCTGAGATAATGTTGTTGGCCTGACTGCCAGTACCGCCAAAATTACAAGCTGGCCCTAGGCTACCTGCAGTCGGCGTAATACCGAGTACATTGGTCGCAGGATTGGCGGTGGCGTTATTGTTCCAGATGCCTAACGGAGCCACACGAACCCATATCTTGCGAAGGTCAAGGTCAATTGCAATTCCAATCACGTCCCCATTCGACCGCGCCCCAATGGAAACGCCACTGCTAGCACCGTCAACCCTGATAAAGCCCGTGAAATAAACGATGACAGTACTACCCGTAAAAACACCCGCCATATCGGCGTAGGTCGCACTCGCAAGCGCAAGCCCAGCGGCGTTGGCGGTCCCTCCGATTAGAGTTACTGGCGTTATTTCGTAGTAATACTTGCCACTGTTGCGCAACACGCTTGAGCGTGCCCCACAGTCATTCGACGAACTGGCGCTTTTTGCAACAAGATTGCCACCCGACAGCGTGACGTTGTGAGCGGTAGCATCATTAGCCCACGTCACATATGTCACGGGTGCCGCCACCCCGATCGTCTCGAACACGACCGGCATTCCCGGCTTGCCGACGACCTTGGTGACCGCAACGCCGCGCCCGTTGCTCGCCTCGGTGACCGGCGTGCCGCTGCGTGGGGCAATGCCGGTGACATCAACCACCGGCAGACCGCCAGACGCCACCGTCACCACCGCAAGGCCCATGGCGTCACACTCCCTGATCCGTGATGATCTCGACCGAGAATGCGGGCCAAGTGCCCGACGCCTGCGCGCTGATGTCGGTCATGACCATGCGATAATTGCCGGGCGACCACAGCGCAGCAGTCTGGCTTGGCAGCGTGTCGGCTGCGGCAACTGCCGTGCTACTCCATGTCGTCGGATAGGTGTTGGCCGTTGCATCGAACGTGCGCGTGCCAGTCTTCTTCAGGTCGATGATCGGCGCCCATGCCGCATCGGCAAACGTGGACATGTTGATCAGTGAATTTCCCAGCAACAGGTTGGCTACGACTGTGCCGGTTGCGCCGGTATACGCCGTCGTCACGGTCACCACGATCTTCTTGACCCGCCCATACAGTTGCCAGTACGGACTGGCGGCCACCGATCCGGTGAAGCTTCGCTTGCTGTAGGAGTAGAGCGGCGCTCCCGCTGGCGCACCCGACAGGTCAACCACCTCGGGACACCCGGTCACATTGGTGAAAGTGCAGATCGGGGCCGTATGGGTGTACAGCCACAGGCCAAGCGCAGGCGAATAGCTGCGGCTCGGCCAGCCGGTCAGCAACATGTTCGTCGTGACCAAAACGCTGCTGCCAGGACCATCAGCCACGTCGGCAATGGTAAACTGTCCGATTGTCCCGACATTCGGGTCGAACAGATACACCTTGCCTCCAGTGATGGCCCACTGCGATGCGCCCATGTTGAAGCGCATGCTCGACGGGATGGTGATAACCCCGGAGGCGATCGTGAAGTCGGCCTGGACGCCGTCGCCGCTGCCGTCACCGCTTCTGATTTCGTGCCCGGAACTATGATACGTCGGCGCGCCGAAATTGCTTACGACGCTATCGCGCACGATCAATTCGCGTGCATAACCGTAGGTCGTCGGGCCAGGGTTCAGGGTGCCGATCGCGCTTCCGTTCCGGATGGTCGTCTTGCGCGGCGTTCCGTTGAGCGTGAACGTAATGTCGGTGTTGTCCAAGAGCATCTCGTTGATGCTGGAGCTTTGCACCGCCAACCCGTTCCACGCGCAGTTGGTCATCGTGAACGTCTCGACCAACTTGTCCACTTCCAGGGTTGATCCAAGACTGGTGCAATTGTTGAACGTGACGATCTTTGCCATGGTCGGATGCGGCCCGATCTGGCCCACACCCTCGAACACGCAATTGTTGAACGTGAGGGATAAACCAGAGACGCCGTACTGATTGAACTGCGCAACCGTCAGGCCGTTCACGACACAGGTGTGATCGAACCTGGGGTCCATCGCATAGAGCGTGGCAGGCCCGCCGAAGTCCGTTCCGGTCGCGTTGTAGACCGGCCACGTCGAGAGATACGAGTTGACCAGCGGCGTCGAGAACGTGATCTGCCCGGTGCCTGCATTGATCGCGCTGATCCGCAAATACTCGAACAGCGCATGATTGGTCGGGTAGCCAAGGTTCTGCATGTCGAACCCGCTCATCATGGCGTAGTCACCGACGATGAACCGGGACGCCTGGGACGGGGTGGTCAGCGTCACGGACGTCGCCCCCGCAGTAACCGACGCCGTGCGGGCCGAGTGCCCGGCCGCCTCGTACTGTGCCGAGGCCTGTATTTGCCACAGGTCGCCGCACAGCGTGGCCCCGGTGGCGTTGACCGTGATGTTGCGAATGCCGTCGAACAATCCGCCGAAATTGCCCGACGAGATCAGGTATCCCCCCGCCGGGATCGTCAGCGTCACCGTCTGCCCCTGATAGGCATTCTTGAAATTCTGGAACGCCGTTTCGTTGTTGGTGCCCCACGCCACGATCGCGCTGTAGGCCGTGAGCGTGTAGGGGCAGTTGACCGCCAGCGTGGCTTGGGTACCGCCCCCACCCACTGCCGTGATCGTGGTGTGATGCGAGCTGCCGAATGCAAGTGTAGGGACCACGATGCTCTTGCCAACATCACCAGCCACCCACAACGCGCTCGACGCCGTCAGTACATTGGCGCCTGCCGTGACGTTCAGCGTCGTCGTCGCCCACTCGCCGTCTGCCACGGCACCGTAGTCCGTGACGATGTTTCTCGTCACGCCTCCGCCGCCGGATACGGTAACGGTGACAGCAAGGCCCGGCTTGCCGACGACCTTGGTGACCGCGATGCCGCGGCCATTGGTTGCCTCCGTGATCGGCAAGCCGCCGGCGGCACTTTCTACCACCGGCAACCCGCCTGATGCCACGGTAACCACCGCAAGGCCCATTATTTTCTCTTGTTCGGACGCTTATGACGTGGCGTTTCCTTCTTCGGCTTGCGCTCGGGGGTACGCTTCTCGCGCCCCTCACGCATCACCGCGGTGAACTCGAACGACAGCACGTCGCTCATATCATCGCCGCGGTGCACCTCGACGTCGACCACGCCCGCTGCATCCGCTACCGGGCAGTCAGCCTTGAGTTCAGTCGGGCTGATGAACTCGGTCGGCACGTCGGCGTCCTCGAACACCACGACACTCTCCGGGGTGAAGCCGCTCCCGGTCACGGTCAGCGGGAACGTGCCAGAGCCGACCACCATGGCGTCGGGATCGATGTCGCTGAGCACCAGTGGCGGCAGCTCGGCCGGTCCCGCATCGCCGGTGGCGATGTTCGAGCCGGGAGGCTCGTTGATCGACGGCAGGTGATTGCGCATCGCCAACTCCTGCTCGTCGGTGTGCTGCTGGCCCGGCGCATCTCCGCTCTGGCGCAGCTGACGCTGGCGGCTCTCCGCCTCCTGCACCTGGTCGTTGGCGTCCTTGGTATGGTCAAGACCAAGGCTCGGCCATTGCTCGGGCTGGTTCGCCGGCGCGGGCGGCTGCGTGCCCCGCTGGCTCTGATCCATCCCCAGCGTGTTGGGATCGACGATGTCGCCCTTGCCCGGCTCCGCGCTCGGGATATCCGGGTTGACGTTGTCGCGGGTCAACTGGCCGAAGTGATCGCTCGGGTCTTCCGGCCGCGTACGCTCGAGGAAATCCGGGCGCTTGCGCTCTTCCTCCATGCGCTCGAAAAACGCGGGATCCTGCTTCTCCGCCTCGATCTGCTGTCGCCTGGTGCGACCGTCGTCGGGTTCCCGCTCGCGGCGGGCGTCCTGTTCCTGTCGCTGGCGTTGCCGCTCGTTGCGTCCGTCGTCCGGGGTCCGCGGTGTCGTGGCCATGATGTTTCCTTTACACAAACGTCCAGGTTGAGGGCGCGCTGGGTGTGCCGCCCACGCCGTTAACCACCGTGACAGATCTGGTTCCGGCCGTTGCACGCTTGGGCGCATTGGTCACAGTCAGCGACGTCGCGCTGACATAGTTCGTGGTCTGCGCCACGCCGTCGATGTAGACCACGGACGCACGCGTGTAGCCCGTGCCGGTAAGCGTCATGGTCACCGTGCCGGTACCCGACGCCGTGTTGTTCGGCGCCGGCGAGCCGGTGATGGTCGGCGTCGTCGCGGCCGTCAGATACGAAGCATGCGAGGCGTTCGGCGTGTTGGTGTAACTGCCGAGATCAGACACCGACTGCGACGTGTTCATCGTAACCGGCCCCGGGAAAGTGTAGATGATGTTGCCCGGCGCGAGCACGCTCACTTCCGTCCCGGCGCCTTCGTGCGCCACGCTGGTGCTCGCCGGAACCGCGCCGGCTGCGGCGCCCGGATAACTACCCTCGGTGCCGCCCGCGGTTGCGCCGCTGCCTGACGCCAGTGCCGCGGTATTGGCGGCGAACAGGTGCAGCGCACCGGCGGTGCCGTCGTCGAAGTAGGGCGGCGGGTTGGTATTGAAGATGTTGTTGTCGGCGTAGTCCGCGTAGGTCAGCTTGGTGAAATTGGGCGGGTTCGGCGGCGTTGCCCCGGTGCAACTCATGTTGGTTGGCGGCGTCGGGTTCGGTGGTGTCACGGTCAGTGCGCTTTGCGCCATTGTGGCCTCCTCGGGTTAACGTTGATATTGATCCTGCGCGGCAAGTGCTGCCATGCCGCCGCCCGCCGTGCCGACCACGCCGTATTTCGCCAGAATGTTGAGCTTGGAGGGATCGGTCACGACGTAGTTGTAGGTCGGGTTTTGCAGCGAATGTATTTCACCGCGCAGCGCAGCGGCTTCGGCCGCATTGCCCGCCGCTTCGGCTTTCTGCAGAGCACCTTGCAATGACTGAAGCCCGAAGCCGCTGTTCGGCCGTGATCCCTGATCAAGATAGCGGATGCCGGGGATGCCGGCCTCGGCCAAGCTTGTTGATACGCTCGGGTCACGGTTATGCAATTGCATCGAACGATAGAAATCGCCGCCACTTAATTTATTAACGCCATACCCGGCAGGCGAGTATGGATCACCGACAAGCCCTTGGTACATATCCATAGCAGTCGGTGTAGCGTCTTTCCGACGACCGGCTATATTAATCAAAGCCTCGCGCTGCGGCTGCTGCGCCAGTGGCTTATCCCAATCGAGCAACAGTTCTGGCCGCGCGTTGATGTTCACCTCGTAGGTGCGCGGGCCGACCGGGCCGCCGCCTTGCAAGCGACCCAGCCGCTCCTGATACTTCCCAATCTCATCATTATAATAATGCCGAAGATTATCACGATAGACACGTTGATCTTCAGCGGTAGGGAACTTCAATCCCATATCTTCCGCAGACACTGACCCAATACCTTTAACCTTGCTCTGCAAGTCGCCAATTTGCCTCTGCAACTCTATGGTTGCGGCCTCACGATCGAACCCATGTTGTCTCAACCACTCCGCTGAACGCATTTCCTCTTTCGGGAACTTGTGCAGGAACTGGCTCCAATACTGCCCGCCCTGTCCTGACACCGCCGGGTTCTCGGCGGCATAGAACCCCGCGCCATACGAGTTCGCGCCCTCACCCGTGCGCAGCTTGTTCCAGTCGAACCTGTCGAAGTCGTGTGGGCTGGAATGATACGCGCGAATGCCGCCTTCCCACGGGCCGCCTGGCTGACCACGAAGCAATCGCCCGCCACCAGAACCAACACTGGCACCACCACGAACGGATGCTCCAGTCATCCCCAACCCTGCCAGGTTTGTACTCACGTCGGCCGCCGCCTCAGTCTGACGTTGGGCGCGTTGCCGTTGCTCGCCTGGATAGGTTTCAGGATCAAAATAGCCCTGACCACTTTCGACAAAACGTTGCGGTATGTTCAGCGCCTCAGTCACACCGCGTTGCACCAATGATGGCCGATCGGTAGACGGATAGCCCTGTTGCCACATCGCTCGCGGTCCTGCAGTCGGATCACGTAGCGGTGCGGCAACCGCGGCCAAATCACCCATGCGCGGCTGCGAACGCCAAGCCGCATTGCGTGGATCTTTCGACATCTCCGAGCCGGCCCAGTAGCTCGCGCGTGTCGCCGGCGACATCGCATCCTGCGCGGCCAGTTCGCTCCACGCGCCCTCGCCGCCGCGCGGCGAAGCGGCAAGGTCGTAAATCTTGTCGGTGAACCAGTTCATCAGTGCTTGCCCTAGTTCAACACAATCACCACGGTAATCGCCACGACAGCCAGCATGAGCAACCCGTAGATCAGCCAATGCTCGCTGTTATACGAATACCAACTCATGCTGCGGCATGCGGCTCGGCCGCATCGTAGTTCACGATCGTAGTCTCTAGATCATCGAGCAACTGCTGCACCCGCCTATCGCGCTGTTCCTCGGGAATGCCATTGAGCATCTCGATTGCCGCAACGATGTCGTCGCGCACCTGCTCGACGGTCAATGGATGGATCATCGCGGCACCCCCTGGATCGGCTTGAACTGCTGCATTGCACGCCGCTCGTCCGCCCGCGCCGCGGCGTCGGCCATCTTCGCCTGCTGCGCCTGCATGCCCAGCTGCGCCTTCTGCGCGTCCGCGCGCATCTTGGCGTCCGTCTCGACCAGGCTCATCTGGTGCTGCTCGCGGTCGATCATCGCCTTGGCGTTCTCGCGCTGCGTCTTGGCCTGGTCATCGCGGTTCTTCGCCATGATGTCGGCCATCTTGATCTTCTCGTTTGACTGGATCTTCATCGCCTCGTGGCGGTCGCGCATCTGCATTTCGGCCTGCTTCACCTGCACGTCGAGCTGATCCTTTTCCTTCAAGTGCGCGATTTTCATCTGCTCGATTTCCTTGGCGGTCTTCGCCTGCAGCGTCATCGGATCATCGCCGCGCGGCTGCTCGGCCTTGCTTTCCATCAACTGGACAAATTCATCATTCGCGCCGTCCATACTGCGCCCTGCGCGATACGGCGCAATCGCAAACTTCAGCACCTCTCCACACCACTTTGCTGAGGCCGGCTCGGCCGAAATTAGTGCCGTCAACTGTGGTATCAACTGCGACAGCATTCCAAGAAACTCGCCGCGCTGCTCCTTCTCCTTTTGCTCGTCAACCATAATTGTGGAGTCAGTCTCGATGTCGAGCACGAACGCCTTGGCGCGGCTGTCCTTGAACAGATAAAGCACCTGCTCGATCGTCGGCTTCTCCTGGATCTTCTTAATCGCGTCCTGGCCCGACTGCACCACCTGCATCAGCTGCTGCATCTTCGACTGAATGTCAGGATCGCTGGCGACCTTCTGCTGCGCCTGCGGGTTCTGCTGGATCTGCTGCTGCATCAGCTGCAACGCCTGCTGCTGCTGGCCGACCTGCTGCATCAGTTGGGAAACCTGCTGCTGCACCATCTTCGATGTTGGCAACTGCGTCTGGCTCATCTCGATGATCGTCACCGGGTCGAACTTCTCGGTGATGATCTCGGCGCTGATGCGTACCAGGTCGCGCGCGATGCGGATCAACTCATACTGCTTGTCGCGAATACGGCTCGAGCCGAATTGGCTCTTGAGCTGCTGCGCGCCGAGCGTCTCGCGCGCATCGGAGGCGCCGCGCATAATGTCGGACAGCCCGGTGATCTGGTAGATGTCCTCGATCACCTGCTTGCGGATGGCGACGAGCGCCGTGATCGTGGTCGCGATCATGTCGATCGGCAACCAAATAATCACTTCCTTGCTGCCGCCGAACGCCGCCCAATTACTGATCGGTACCAGCACCCGACCCGGCGTCTTGATCGATATCGCGGTCTGCACCGCATCGGCAATCTCAGCACCGCCGGCCGGATAGAAACCCTTGACCTCGAGCGCGTCTGACAGCGCGTGAATGCGCCCGGTGAGCGTGTTCAACTCGTCGAGCTGGTCACGGTACTGCATGACGTCGGGTACCGGCACCAGGCTGCCACGCTGCAGCGTGCCGTAGGCCGGCTTCGGACAGGGGAAGCAATCCTGCAGCTCGAGGTGGCGGTCGTCTTCGTCAAGAATGTCCTCACAGCCCTTGGCGACCCAAACGCAACGTTCGCTGTCCTTGTCCCAGATCTCCCAGAACTTGGCGCGCTCGCGGTTGTCGGCGCCACCAACTTCCTTGTTCTCGCGGTTCACCGTGTAGTCAGCGTCCTGGTAGCAATCACCGCTGTACTTCCTGAAGCGCGCGCGCGCCTCAGCCCGCGTCATGTAGCTCGCCGCCGCAACCCAGGTCACCTCGGCCCAATTGCGGCTGATGCTGTGCAGGAAGTCGCGCCGGTCCTTGTAGTCGATGCAAACCTTTTCGTAGTCATAGTGGCTGTCGCCCTTGCCGCTCTCGTAGCGACACCAGGCGACGCCGCGGCCAATCAGCACCACGTCGTCGCGGATCGCCATCATCAGATCGTTGATATGCGCGAGGTCGAACGCCACCGTCGTGCAGCGCTCCATGACCTCGCTGGCGGCTTGGTAGACCGGCCTCCTGTCCTTAAATTTTGGCACCACGACCGGAACCGGCGCTTTGGCGTAGATCGACGGCTTGATCACCTCCATGTTCGCCCAGAACATGGCAAACTCCTTGTCGCGCGTCATGGAGGCGAGGCGCGTCAGGTTGGCATAGAGCTTGTCGATCTTGTCACAATGGTCGTTCCAGTCCTCGAACGCGTCCTCGCTCTCCTCGAGCAAGTTGAGCCAGGCGGTCGCCTTCTTCGGCTCGAGCGCCGGATTGTACTCGAGGTCGTCATGGCGGATGTCGTCGCCGGCCGGTGCGGTTGCTTCAGCCATGCGTCCACACCCACAATCCACTAGGTTTTTCGATTTTCCCGACAAAGCCCTGGCGCTTGAATTGCTCAATCCGCTCACCCTTGGCGACGATCTGCCGGGCACGTTCGCGCGTGACGCCCATACGCTCGCCTATCTTCTCGTAAGTCATACCGCTGCGTCGCATTGCGATGGCAATATGCTCACGTTCGCGCGCCAACCGTATGACCGCCTCAGGATCGTAAGTCGCGTCAGCCATTGGCATCCCTCTCGATAACGACCGGGCGCGGCTGCAGCGCATGCTTCACCGCAAGACATGCTTCGTTCACACGACCCGCGTTGACGCCGTACAGCATCGCAAGATCCTGCTGATCGATGTCGCGCACATAGTGCATGAACGCCACCGTGATCTTTTCCTCGAACGTCAACGCTGTCTTACGCTCTGCCATCACACCCTCACCATTCCGCGCAGCACCGCGGCATACTCGGCTGCACGCTCGCGACTAAAACCGAACGGATTGACCGTGTGCTGCCGCTTCGGTCGCGGGATATTATCCAATTCCAGTTCGATGAACTCGGCCCGACGCAGGATCTCGCGCTTTGTCTGCTCGTGCTGCGCAGCGCACGCCCTGTCTTCGTTCCAGCGCTGCCGTATCTGCCTGTCCTGTTCGCGCTGAACGGCTGCGTCTATCAAAGCATTGTGGCGCTCGGCCTCGAAACGCATTTCGAGCTCGGCCTGCCGCTCGGCCCAGAGCGCCGCTACCCGTGCCGCCTCTTGCGCTTCCGCGTCCAGCTTACGCCGCAAGCGCTGTGCGCCCGGTCGCTCACGAAACTTAGACATCAACAGCACAGCCATACGCCAGCACGACGTCTGTTCGATCTGCGCCACACGTCCGCCACAGCAACCGATCTGCTCGCCGATCTCTGCATTGATCAGCGGCTGGCAGTTAATGCCGTTGTGCAGCCGCAGCACGCGCTCATACCTCGCCGGCAACCGTTCCATCGCGCGGTAGAGCAGTTCGGCGTCCTGGCGCTCGATCAGGATATCCTCGGGCGTCGCTATTGTCGGGCGTTCCCACGCCGCCAACTCGGCCAGCGTTGGCTTGGGCGCCAAACCGCGTGTCATATAGCGGCGCTTCCCGCTCACAGCCGTATCCCTCTACGCTCGTCCGATGGCGGCGGGATCACCCAACCCTGCACCTTCGGTGTCGGCGCCGCGCGCAACGGCGCCTTGCGCCAGGACAGGCTCAGATAACGGAAACTGTCGGCGATGTCGGTGGTCCAATCCTCGACCGCCGAGCGCTTGAACGTCTTCTTCTCGTCGTCCCACTCACGCCGGTACTGCTCGAGCCCGCCAATGCCGGGCAGATCGCCCTCATCGCAGCGCGGGTGAAACACGCACAACGGCAGCGTCCGGCGCACCGCGTTGATGCCGTCGTCGACCGAGGCATGCGGCGCCATCTGCGGGTTCAGCCCGAGCTGCTTCATGGTTTCGACCCGGGTGCGTCCGGTGCCAAGCTCCTTCACCGCGGCATCGTGCGGCACCCAATCGGTGCCGTGCGTCCAACCGCGCTCCTGGTAGATGCGCTCGATGTGATCGCGGTAATGCTCGAACCCGACACCTGACGCCACATAGTGGTCGTAGACGTGAACCTGCAGGCCGACCACGGCAAAGAACCAGATGCTGGTGCTATGGCCGACCCCCAGATCCCACGCCCGGCTCACGGGGGCACCGGGCGGTGGCTCTATCTCAAGAACACGGCCTTCATCCCTGACATCCTTCATCAATCCGCCATAGAAGCTTCCGAGCACGCTGGCGGTCCAATCGCAGAACAGCTCCTGACGATAGGACGCCATGCCCTGGTCGGCGCCGTACAGCGATTGCATTTCTGCGAGCGTCTCGGCGAGCGTCTCGTCGGACAGCATATCGGTGTCTTTGGCGGTTAATAGTTCGCAAAACCACGACTTGGTTTTGGCCGCGTAATTAAACATTTCGAACGCATGATTACGGCCGCGCGGCGTGGTAATAAATATTGCCCAACCGTCATTTTCCTCGAGCATCGGTCGCGCGTAGGCCCAGACGCTCGGATTAGATAATGCAAATTCAGAAAACGTTATTCCTGCGTAGCTCGAGCCGACCAGCGATGTGTTATAAGTATCGCTGCCAATCACCTGAAACGTCGAGCCGGTTTTAAAGCGAATAAACATCGCGTGGTCATCGACATTTAATCGCATCGATAACGGAAAGGCTTCGTCGATGCGCCGCACACCGGTGTGCGGATTGACCGCGGTCCAGATCGCCTTGCGGCCCTGGGCGAACTCGGGCAGGCAATGCGCGTAATTGCCGACGCGCTCGACGGCGCTGATAGCCGTATGGTGCAGGCAGATCTCGTCCTTGCCGGCTCGTCTGTGCCACACCGCCATTGCGCGCTTGCCGCCGCCGCGCAGATAATTCCACAGCGGCATTTGATGCACGCGCGGCGTCCAACCATTATGCGGCAACGGAATTTTCATTATTTCTTAGGCGGCGTCGACCCCTCCTGAATATGTCGGACGATAAATTCGAGTTGCTCGCCGTCCGGGCCGGTGACGACCTGGGTTTGTTTAGGCTTGCCCCAGCCGAACGAAAGAAGCGCAACGGCGGCCGACTGGCGCACGCCTTCATTTTCCGCGTTCACAGACAGCGTGCCGAGCGTCGATATTGCGCTTTTCGTATACGCTCGCGCGAGCGATCCAACATCGGCTGGAACTTTTTTCGGCACGATTACCCCAGCACTTTCAGGAACTTAGCTCGCAGGTATCTCCCACCTGCATTAATGCATCGACATCGACGCGCAGTTGGTGAGCTGCGCGCTGTAACTCGTTGATATTGCTGCGCACTTCCTGCAGCGACGTTTCGAAGTCGCGGATCATGACCTGGCGTGCGGTTTTGATTTCGCTGTCGAGCAGCGAGACGATTTTCATGGATGCCATGAGCCCTCGCGCAAAAGACAGAGGGGGGCACCCTGGCCCCCCAACCTGCATATTCCTGCACCGATTACGGTCGCTGCGTCAAGTCAGGGTTGCGCTGTAGGGGCTTCGCGAGCGTAGCGCGGCGCGAGGGGGACGACGGGGCGTCCACCGTAGTGGACCAGGGCGCGCAGCAGGAGGACGATGGGCGGGGGGATGTCGGCCTCGCCGTTGGCGAAGCGGCGCTCGGTGCGGGTTGAGACGCCGAAGTAGCGCGCCGCGGCAACCCGGTTCATGTTGAACGACCTGATAATGCGGCAATATGTGGCCGGCGACATAGAGCGGTCCCATTGCCAGCTTTCGTTGTGATCGATCTGTGTTTCAGTCATATCCGCTTGTAAAATAAATCGGCCAATTTGTCAAAATAGTTGTTGACCCCTGTTGACACCGGCCAAAATGGCCGGTAAGGTCGCAATCACTGAAGCACACCAACGGAGTTAGCCATGACCACCTACACCGCCACCTTCTCAAACGGCGTCATCATCAGCCGCAAGTCTAACCACGACTATCGTTTTGCCTTCCTCTGGACCGGCACAGACGCAAATGGCCGCGTTCACACCCGTTCTGGCTTCTCCAGCAGCCGCGAGTTGGCGACCAAAACCATGGAAGGACAATGCGGCTGGATGCACAAACGTGGTGATCTCGCTTTTGCGGAAGTGGTCGCCGTCTCCATCCCCGGCCCGGAACTGCTCGACGCCACCCTCAACGCGCACTTCGCGCGTTGAGCCACACCCTAACGGAGCCCACGACCATGACCAATCTTTCCAAGATCATTGACGACCTCGGCGCCCTGAAGGCGCGCATTGCCGACCTGGAGACGCAGGAAAAGGCGCTCAAGCAGGCGCTCGCCGACCTGACGCCCGGCGCCTATGAAGGCGACCTGTTCCGCCTGTCGGTGAGCGAAAGCGAGCGCGAGACGCTCGACATGAAGGCGGTGCGCGAGCACCTGTCGCGCCAGTTCATCGCGGCGCACTCACATTCCACACCTGTTCGGACCTTGCGTGTTACCGCCCGCAGCGGAAAGAACGTCGCCGCTTGACCGTACAGCGAGTTTTGTGGCCGGGAGTACCAGACATCCCCCGGCCAGAAAAACGTCTCTATCCGCCCTCCTGCCCGCTCTGGCCGGCATGCTGCTTCCAACTAAGCAAGTCATCATGAGGCAACCGTGGGTGCTTGCTACGGCTAAGAACCCTGGCGGCATCCCTTGCCCGTGTCAGGTTCACCATATCGGACACTTCGCCATCCGGCCAATGGATACGCCACATAGTCGAATACCGTTCATCCGGCTTCACCTGGGCCAGCGCTTTTTTTGAATTCCCGTAGTACAGAGAATGAACCATTATCATGCGCCCTCCTCCTTCGCCTTGCTTTTGTCGACCTGCTGGGTGAGGATCGTCGCCGCCGCCGCGAGCACAGCCGCCATTTCGGCCTGCCCTCCAACCGCAGCATCCCGTTCGCGGCGGTAGTCCTCCAGTTCCGTTTGCAGTCTTGCCTGCGCCACTTGGACGGCGCCCAGTTCCGCTTGCAATGCTGCACAGCGCTGCAGCGTGTCGTCCAGGCGCCGTTTCAGCATGTCGCGGTCGTGCTCGAGTTCCTGCGTGAGGCGGATCCCCTCGCGTACGCGCTCGAGCCGGTCGTCGGTCAGCCCGCCGTTGGTCACTTCCTGCATTTCCAGCTCCTGCCGTTGTTGGTTACCTGCTTGACCATGCCGTGCTTAGCGCAGATGTCGGCGACGTGGATCGGCCGCGGCTTGACTTTGGGGTGAGAACCCCCTTCCGCCGCAGGGGGGGTCTCACCCCGCGGCCGCGCCTGCGGCAGCGGTACCGCGTTATTGATAGCCACCACGGCATCCTGGGGAGGCTCTGGAGGCGGTTTGGTGATCGTGATGGTCTTCACCCGCCTGCCCCACGCCTGCTCGACCGGCTCCCATCTCTGCTCGAATGTGAGGGGGTTCGGCGCGAACGAGCCATCGCCCGGCCACCAGCGTTCCTCGAAGGTGTTCACCTCCTGGGCCTGGGCGGCGATCGGGGATTGGCTTGGTCCAGTCCAGGGTGAGCGCGGCTCGGGCGTGAGCGTGCCCATCAACGCCAGGGGTATCATCGCCAGCCAGATTGCATGTTTCATGATTGGCTCCATAGGTCGTCGAGGGGGTCGTCGAGGTTGGTGGCTTCGCGCAGGCTGTCGAGCGGGTCAGGAATAGATTTGCGGATCTGCACCACGGTAGCGCCGGGCCAGGTGAGTTTGGCTTTGGTGGTGGCCTGGTAGCTCGACAGAATGTGGCCGATCTCGTCGAGGGTGTAGACGGCAACGGCGCGCCCTTTCGCCAGGCGGCTGTCGTAGTCCTGGGCGATTGCCACGACGCTGCCGTCCTCGAGGGTGACCTCGAGCACGCCAAGCGGCAGTTGGTTGGCGCCGGCCTGTTCCGCCGCCTGGTCGAGTGCCTTCCAGGCATTGACCATGCGCGGCGCTTCATGGCGGATCATCTCCAGGGTTCCCGCCGTGATGGCTTGGTTGAGCAGGTAGCGCTGGCGATCGAACTTCTCGCGCAGTTCCTGCCCGACCAGCAGACGCAGGCGGCCGTTGCCCCATTTGGCCTCCATGGCGACGGCGAGAGCATCGACGCCGTCGAGGAAAGAGCGCCCGACGATGTATTCGCCGTGGCTGCGGTCCCAGCGCATGCCAATGGGTTTGGGCTCAGGCTTTGCCACGTTTACGATCCTTTCGCTTGTTCAGCATGTCCATTTCCTTTTCGATCCTGGCGTAGTCACGGGCGTAGCCGTTGCGCATGGCGATGGCGTCGAGGCGCTGTTTCTTGACGCCGCCATATTCGAGACTGAGCTGCAGCAGCCCCTCGTAGAGCGGCTTGCGTTCTTCCGCCTTACTCCATGAGTGGACGAGCACGCCGCCCGGCTGTCCGTGGGTTTCACGGATTGCCTGCTCGAGCCGTGCCTTCTCGCGCCAGAACGGAACCAGCCGCTTATCGAAGTCGTCGATTTCGATCGCCAGTTCCTTGGCGATATTCGCCAGACGGTCCAGTTCATCGCGCAGGCGATCCCGAGCCTCGGGTGTCGCCTGTGCGGCGAAGAAGGAAAGTTGCGCCATTACCGCACCGCACAATTTTTAGCGTCGCCGCGGAAGTCGCCCAGCTGACCCCCTGCGGGGGTGGGTGCGACAGCTTGCTCCGCGTCACCAGACAGCGGAGCGACGCGCTTTCTTGCGTCGCTGTCGCACCCACCCCCGAAGGGGGTGGGCGACATGGGGTGTGACGCAAAAATTTGCGTCACTAGTGCGTCACTGTGTTTTGGTCTGACGCAGAGCATTTGGAACCTCACATACGCTCATATTGCGGTGCAGCATCCGGCCTGTTTTTCGGCACAGATTTGACCCCCTTCCTCGACCGGCGTTGAGCCGGGTCGAGGTAGTCGAATGTCTCCAGAACTTCATTCTTCAGCCAGTCCTTGATCAGGCTCCTGGCGACCACAGAGGAGCACCCCAGCAGGTCCATCATCACCCGCCCGGCCCAGCGGCTTTTCTCGTCTGCCGTGCCGCTGGCGCTATAGAATTGCCCGGTCGGGCCGTTCTCGTTCATGATGCCCCGGTCGATCGTATCGAGCACTCGCCCCAAGTCATGCATCGACACCCCGTCGAGCGCCCCCGGCGGTGACCATGGCTCGAACACGCCGACCTCGTCGGCCGGAACAAACCCGTTACCGTTGTCGAGCGACACCGACTTTTTACGAAACCAGCGTGCCCGCTCGATCTTGGCATAGTTGGTCTTGGCGTCGTCGAACCGGACGTACTCGCTACGGTCTTCGACCGGAATGTTAACCGCCGCGGCCTCGTCCTCGGTCATGCCGAACAGCGTCACCAGGATGCGCGCCGTCCCGATCAGCGCGCCACCACCGCGGCTCGCGTCCGCCACGCCGGCCATGTCGCCGGCGTACTTGCGGGTGTGATGCACCACCAGAACCGCCGTGCCGGTGCGCCGCGCCACCTCGCGCCACAGCACCGCCGCCCATTTGAGCTCGCTATTGGAATTCTCGTCGCCCTCGAACGTCTCGGCAAACGGGTCGACCACCACCACGCCAATGCCATTCGACTTGATGGTTTCAACCAGCACTTCGATCAGCGGCATGCGAATGACCGCCTTGGTGCGAGCGTCCATTCTGGCAATGACAATGCTTTCCGGCGTTTCCGCCAGCAGGACACGATCCACTAGCTGTTCCTGTGAAACCCCCATATCCTCGGCAGCAGCCACCAAACGGCGGCGCATTTCATCGGCATCATCCTCGGCATTGATCACCAGCACCTTTTCCGGCTTGCGCGGCGACCAGCCGCCCCACGATATCCCGGCGCCGAGCGTGATCGACCATTGCAGGGTCAACAGGCTCTTGCCCGCCGATGGCGGCGCCACCAGCACCGTCAGATGCCGCCGCAGCAGCAATCCCGGCGTGATCCAGTCGCGCACCGGCAGTTTGCGCTTGTCGATCGGGAACGCCGACACCAGCGGGATAGGCGAAATCGTACAATTAGAACCGTCTTTCCCCTCTCTATTTGTACGATTTGGCGGTTCACTCGCCCTGCCGGGCTCCCTGGCACGCCGCTCGGCGGCAGCTGCTGCCACCTCCACGTCCCACTGCGCCGCCGCATACGCCCATTTCTGCTCGAACAGACTGCGCCCGCGCCCCTCCCGCTCGAGCCCCTGCTCGTTCGTCTCGCCGGCAACAGGCTCCTTGGCAATCGTGTTGCGCGCATAGTCCTGCCAGACAACTTCCATGGCGCTTGGGGATGGAGGCCCGATCGGGTTCTCTATCCACAACCCCACCATGGCGGCCCAGACCAGGTCGCGCATGTAGCTCTCGCGCCCGTCGTCGCGGTGGCCGAAGCCGTCGTACTGCGCCTCCGGATTGTCCGCACGATCCGCATGCGGACGCTGCGAGGTACCCCCATGCTGCTTGACCAGGGCGTCGATGGCGTCGAGCAGCCAATCCGGCGCAGTCGCCACGTCCATCTCCCACGGCTCCTGGCCGGGCAGCCAGACGTATTCGTGGCCGCTTTCGTGCATCGAAGGCGGCAGCATGGCGAACCCGCCATGGCCGCGAATGTCGACGCCGATGGGGGTCTTGCAGGTCGGCACCACCCGTCCGGCCGGCGCGCGGAACAGCAACTGCCGTCCGCCCCCGCCGGTACGCTGTTCCACAGTCTCGATCGGTAGATTGCTGTTGTGGACGGCGAGCAGTCCGTTCCACCAGTCCGCCGCGGCCGCAGTCTTCTGTGTGTCGAGGTCGACCACCAGCAGGTTGTCGGAGCACTCCCCGGTCACAACCCCCATGTTTTTTCGGGTAACATACTGTCCGCCCGGTCCGTACAGCCGGTCAAATTCACTCTGCGGCAATATCTCGTTCTGGATCTTGCGCCACTCGGGGAGTTTCGGCCGCTTCCATTGCTTGTGCTCGGCCGGCGACCAAGCCGGTACCGGCTGAAACCGGGCCGCCCGGTACATCGCGGCCCACTGCGCCGGGCCGGCAAAGTCAGGGTCGAAACCGTTGGCGCCATCCGCCCGGTTTGTTATAGTCATGGGAACACCTGTTTTGGACCAGAGCCATGCAGGTTAGGGCCAGGGAGGATGCGACCCCTCCCTGGCCCGGCTTCTTGTCCTAGCCGAAATCGGATGCGTCGAACGCCGCAGGCTGTGCTGGCGGCGCCGCACGGGTCGCGCCCGTGGCCGGACGACCGGCAGGAGTTGCACCATTGGTCGCCACAGTCTGGCTCGCGGGCGCATCGATATTGGCCCGCGGCTTCCACTCCAAGTCACCGCGCGGCGCCCAGCCAATGATTTTCAGGTTCGGCCGGTAGTTCGATGACGTCCGGTTGCCCGACCCCGACTTGATCAGCGTAATGCCGTCCATGGTCACGACCGGCAACTTGCCGACATTGGCCGGCGCTGCTTCTTCATAGTCGAGGTACAGCGCCTCGATCCCGTTCATGAACGAACCGGCCGTGCTCATCACCTCGCGGACCGGCTTGTCCCCGCCAATGTCCTTCGCCAGCTTGATCATGAACCGCAACCCATTATTGAAGCTCTCGCCGGGTTGCGCCGGCAGGCGCACCTGCTGGGCCCGCAAGTCCTTCATCATGACAAAGGACGACAACGGCGCGGAACCGGACGGAAAACTGATCCAGCCGGTTTGCATGTTCTCCAGATCGAAGATCGCCTTGAAGCCGCGGGTAATGTCGACCGGCTCGGAAACAAATCCCTGTCCGGTATCGACCCGGTCAATGCGGAACCACAACCCGGCGCGGGCGTCGTACTTTACGATCGGCAGAAAGTCGCCGCCGGCCGAAGATTGTGTGGAAAACCCGAAAATACTCATTGCACCACTCCAGTGCCGCCATCAGGCCGGCGGCGTTGCCAATCCCGCTTGCTGCCGGGAATTACAGTATCTGGTATGTCTCCTGCACTATATGCCCCATAGACGGTAGGCCATGGCCCGCGCTTGCGGCGTATTGAAGTAAAAACTATCGAGTGCCGGGGCGAATTTCGTCAGATAGTAATACGGATCGTCCGAGTCGTTAAGCAGGTTTTCCACGATCACGGCAATTTTTCTCAACTGCTCGCGATGCTGTTGTGCGTTTTCCAGCTTGTACGCCTCGAGCTTCCTCGGCGTGCAATAGATCAAGTGTCCCGCCATGTTGCCGCCCCCGACATACAGGCTGACCTGGCGCGCGTGCCCGAGCTTGATTTCCGACGGCATGCGTTCCGTGGTCTTTAAATCGGCAACAATGCCATGCCGTGTCCACTGGTAGTCATAGTAGCCGACGATCGGCAGCCGCAACCCTTCCGGCTTCCAGTCCACCATCCCCTGCATGCCGTCCGGCTTGCCATACTCGCGCAGTTCCGCCAACGCCGCCGTCACCATGTCCGACACCGTCTCACGATATTTCTCGCGCCGCGGATCGCCCGACAACGCCATCAGGCTGTCATACTTGATCTGTGCCACCTCGATGCAGTCGCGCAGCGGCGCGCTCAAGTCGCTCAATCCGTGCGACACGCCGTCCTCTACTGCACTACCGCGATGCGCCGGCGCACCGACCGGCTGGCGCTCGCCGATCAGATACTCGACGACCCACATTGACGGACATTCGGCAAACAGGTTCAGCTTCGACGGCGAATGGCGTTCGTAACCGGCGATCATTTATTATCCTTTTTCATTTCATTGCGCCAAATGCCTGCAGGCTGTCGATCGCCTCATCGAACGAACGCGCCAGGATGTAGACGTGACTGAGCCGATTGCAGATGTTCTGGAAGTTCTTCTGCGCCGGTGATTGCCGCCCCTTGGGGGTCTTTAGCTCGAGCCAAATCGTCCGCCCGCCCGACAACATCACGCACAGATCCGCCACGCCGGCCTGCATGCCTTCCTTGCGCATCCGCGTTGCCACCGCGAACGACCGCTTGCCGGCGTTCGGCACGGCGAACCAAAATGCATCCTTCACTGCGCGGAATTGCAGCGCTTCGAGTACCAGCGCCTGCAGCCGATGCTCGCTGGTCGCGCGCTTGCGGTAGTCGGCGGCTTTCATCGGACGGTCACTTCGGCGAACATGCCAGCGTCGTTGCGAATGCGACGCTCGGCCATGACAGCATAGGCCGGATTGAGTTCGATCAGGATTGAGTTACGGCCGAGCCGGTCAGCGACCAGCCCGGTCGTGCCGGCGCCACCAAATGGATCAAGCACGGTGCCCCCTTTGGGACACCCGGCGAGAATGCACGGCTCGATCAACGCGGGCGGAAACGTGGCGAAATGGGCTTCCGAGTAAGCGTTGGTGGCTATTTCCCAGACTGAACGCTTGTTGCGGGTTTCGCGGATAGCCTTGAACGACCCGTCGTTTCTCGATCCATCGCTCGGGGCAGACCATTTCCCATCGTAGTATCCCTTCGCTCGCTCTACTTCGGTAGATTTCCCTGGAGCGTATATAGAGGGCTCGGCAATCGCTTCCGCATCGTAATGATACCGCTCGCTCTTGCTCAACAGGAATAGGTATTCGTGCGCCTTGGTACAGCGGTCGGTGACGCTCTCGGGCATCGGGTTCGGCTTCGACCAGATGATGTCCTGGCGCAGATACCAGCCATCGGCCTGGAGTGCGAAGGCGACGCGCCACGGGATGCCGAGAAGGTCCTTCGGCTTGAACCCTGAGATGTCTCGTTTGTTGGCATGATAGCGCGCATCGGTCATTGCACGGCCAGCGCCTGCCAATACGCATTTGCCGCCACTTCCAGGGTTTGCGTTGGCATAGCTATCCCCAAGGTTCAGCCATGCCGTCCCGTCCTTGCGCAGCACCCGTCGTACCTCGGCGAACACCCGCACCAGTTCGGCCGTGAACGCTTCCGGCGTCGGCTCAAGTCCGATCTGCCCGGCAACACCATAGTCCCGCAATCCGAAATACGGCGGGCTGGTCACCACGCAATGCACGCTTTCCGGCTCAAGTGTCTGGAGGACTTCGCGGCAATCGCCCGTGAGCAGAGTGATGGTCATCGGTGATACTGCCATTCATGCGCACAGACCGGACACACCAGCATGGCGGTACGGTCGATGGTTCGGTAGACCTTTTTCTGCGTGCGGCTGTCACACTTCGGGCAGGCAGTCTTTGATCGATGGCGAGCCCACTCCAATGGAATTTGTCCACCGGGCGCGACCCACATCGGGCTGGTCTGCGCCACGACCGGCGGGATGACCTCCATCGGCTCGCCCAAGTCGATCGGGCCGGTCAGGATGTCGATCTCGTGCGCCGCCGCGATCAGCAGATCGGCGGCGTCGCGCATCACCAGCCCCTCCTCATCGTCACGCCCATGCAACGAGAGCGCGACACAATGCGCCGCGCAGGTCCGCATGCGGTCGGTCAGGTCGGTCACGGCTTTTCTCCCAACGCAGCGCGCAGCCGCTGGATCTCGGCATCGCGCATTCTCATCTCGTCAGCCGCAATAGCAATCAATTGATCCTTGTCGGTCCGCAGCCGCTCGATCTCAGCACGGCCTTCTTCATGAGCCAGCCTCGCAGTCTCGTATCGTTGCTTCCATTCCTCAATGCGGGCTTCCAGCCGCTCGATCTCGCCGGCGGCCCACCATTCCCGCTCATTCTTGGGAATGTTGGGGTCCATAATCTGCTTCTCTAATTCTGTGCGAGGGGTCGCGTTCTTCGCCACGTTGTCGGTCATGTCTCACCTCGCAGCAGCACATCGCGCGCCATGCCTGCGAGCTTGATGAAGCCATCCGCCGCATCATCATGTCCCATGATCGCGTGCTCGTGGATGTCACGCAGCGCCGCTCGCAGCCGCTCGGCATCCATCCGGTATGCCTCAGATGATGCCTGCCAATCGGCTATGTTAATTTTTGCCTCTTCATTTGAGGCCCGCAGCCGCTCGATTTCGTCGGCGGCCTCAATCCTCAGTTCTGCTACACCGATGAAGGTTTGCACATTGCGCAGCCGCTCTGCGAGGTCAGTCATTGCGCTCTCCATCAGCCTTTATCTGCAAGAGCAGATCATCGTGTTCGCGTGCAAGCTTATTCCATGCCTGCTGAAGCCCTGCATTCTCAGCCTTCAGCCGCTCGATCTCGTCGGCGTGCAACAATGACTGATCTGCGACAGCGCGCAGCAGAACGGCGTTAGCGCGGAGGTTTGCCGGATGGTCAATCCACGACAGGTCATCGGTCATCTGTCTTTCCCTCCTCGGCGACCGCTTCGGCGGCAGACATCGCTGCGTCCCAATCGGCCCAAGACACACCGCCATCCATCCACGGCCGTGGCCCGATCTTCAGCAGATTGCCGATAATCTCGCGCAGCCGCCCGAGTTCGCTGGCGTCGTCGCCTGCCTGTGTCATCGAACGCCCCAGGTACGGCCATACACGATGCCGCAATGGTGCGCGCAGTACGACTGTGTTTCGCGTACCACCTGGCCGCAAAACCAGTACGGCGGCCGGTCGCCAAACGGATAGCGGCAGGTCGTGCGGTTCAGCTCCATCAGCGTCACCTGCCCATTCTCCCGTTTCGTCTGCGGCCGGTTACCTGCCAATGCCCAGACTAGAGGTTTCGGGTGAAACATCGGCTCGGGGGCGTTCTTGCGCGGCTTTTCCGGCGCCTTGCGCATGGGCATGTCCAGCCTCCGTGCCTTGCCGATACAGGCGTTCTTGGTGAACTGGATGCCGAGCTCCGCCGACATGGCGGCGGCAATGTCGCTGTAGCTTGAGGCCTCGTTCTCGCACAGCCGGCGGAACAGCGCGATCGTTTCCTCGGACCACTCGTTGCGCGGGCTCATTTGGCCTTGACCGCTTTCCGCGCCATGATCTCGCGCACGCGCTCGATCGTCGGGATACGCGGCATACGTCCGGTTTCCAGCCGCTTGATGAAGTGTCCGTCGTTGGCGACGATCAGGCCGAACTGGGTGCGCCCGAGATTGGTCTTCAGCCGGTAGGCGGCGATCTCGTTGAGCAGCTTGTCGATCTCGGGGTGTCGTTTCATCATTTTTGACCGCTTACGCGGATTGCCCTTCCACCCGCGCCGGTTGGAGTTCTGCACAACTCTTGTCGCCCAGTGGCAGTTATCAGGCTCGTAGTTACCGTCGTTGTTACGTCTATTGATTGAATGAGCCGGGGATGGGCGCAACCCCATGTCCTCAAGAAACAAGCCAAAGCTATCCTTCCATCGGGGGCATACAACAATGCCTCTGCCCCCATAATGCTCGTAACTCGTTGAGTTGGCGTTATAGCATCGCTGCATCATGGCGGACCAAGCGGCATGCTCCGCACGGTGAGCGCGTTTCAATGATGCAACTGGCTTTGCTCTGCCATCGACCTTGGTAAGCTCTTGCATACCATAAATGTCTCATATCCCATTTTTGTTGTCAACGGGCCATTGCAAAGCCACTGCAAATCGGCTTATCCTACTCGCACACACGAACGGAGCACCGACATGGGCCTTCACACCACGACCACGATCCACGACATCCGCTACATCCGCGCCTACTCCAACCGCACGATGGGCGCGCCACTCAGCCTCGAGCTGCTTGACCTGCAGTCGCGCGGCTCGACCCTCACACTGTTCATCGGCAACCAGACGCTCGCCGATGCGCTGGTCGAGGCGATCAACGAAACCTGTCGCAAGCAGGCCGCGCACGTCACGGACGTCTACGAGCTTGAGCCAGAGGACGCAGCATGACCGACTTCGAGTTGACCGCCCTGCTGTGGGGCGCCGCGGTCGGCGGGCTGTTCACCTTCGCGCACTTCTGCCTGCTCGCGGAGATCCGCCGATGAGCGACATCCTCGAGCGGCTCTGCCGCCGCGCCGCCAGCAAGAGCAGGTTCGACGCCGACCAGGAACTGCTGCGGCAGGCGGCCGATGAAATCCGCCGGCTGCGCGATGAAGTCATCCGGCAGCGGGCAAAAGAAATCGCGCAATTGGTGGCCCATGAATGTCGCAAGGTGGAACCATGAAGAACCCGCTGAACAAGATTATTCTGGGCGAAAGTTTCATGGTGCTGATGATCGTGCTGGCCGCGATGTACATCACGCGTTAAAACCGTCATCTAAAAAACAGCGATAGGAACGGGTTACCACATCGTCAACACTGCCATTTGCGGCTGCAGCCGCAACACAAAGGAACCATGTCATGAAAAAGTATCTTGCTGCGCTTGTGACGGCGACGGCCGTCGCGGCAGTCCTTGCCTCACCCGTCAACGCCGCCACCATTGATGTCGGGAACAACCCGACGTCCGCTACCGGGCACTTCAGCGATGCGGTGGGCGGTGGCCCCTTCACCGACTACATCACGTTCAATCTCACTGGCGGGCCGCAGTTCCTGACGTTCGCGTCGGCAACCAACGACTTCACCGGGCCAGAAGATCTGATCACCGGCTTCACTGGCCAACTGTTCCTGCAGGTCGGCGTGCCGGGCGGCGGCGACGACGTCGCACAGAACGCGGCGGTCGCCGCAGTGTCGTGCGGCACTGGCTGCCAGGTGCTCGCCGGAACGGCTCTGCTCAATACCGGTAGCTACTATCTCGAGCTTAACGGCACCGGCGGCGGCACCGCCGGCTATGGCGGCGACATCACCACGCGTGCCGTCCCCGGGCCGATCGTCGGCGCCGGCATCCCCGGCGTGCTCGCCGGTTGTCTGGGGTTGGTTGGACTTGGCCGGTGGCGTAGACGCCGGTCCGTGTGATCGTCACACATAACAACGCCCTGGCAGGCGCTACGCAGCCTCCAGGGCGTTGCTACTCGAAACCACACTAACAGAGCGCCGCGACCCTAGCCGCGCCTATGGCTCCTCGTCAACCCCGCCGCCGATCACCTGCACGCCGTTGATGGTGATCACCACATCGCGGGCCATGTCCTCGCGCACCTCGATGGCGATGCATACCGCCGGCGGGCGCGGTGGCTTCGGTACTGGTTCGTCGGGGTCCATGGCTTACTCCAGGCAGCTGTCGGTATTGACCACGGTCTGGCGCACCCTCTCGCGGTTCGTTTCCGTGGTGCGCTTTGTCTGTTTGATCAGCCCGCCGGGGCAAGGGTTGACCACGGGGGTTTCCTGGTAGATCCAGCGCCCGTATGGCTGGCAGCTAGTCGCTACAACCCCGACAGATATCAGGCACGCGAAAGTATTCCGCCGGCGGCGTGGTGACGGGCTCACTCACGCCCCCATCGGAAAACCCAACGAGCCGAACCGCGGGACGTGAATGCCCGCCATGCCCAACAGCACCGAGATGATCCACAGCACGATCACCACCATGATCACGACGCACAGCACATAGATAATCGTGCGGAACGGCTCTGCGATCGGAACGAGTGCCATGAGCCGCTGCACAGCCCACCAAAGCACGCCCAGAATGATAAGAGCAAAGATGATACCAACGAGTGTCCCGATCATGGTCATCTTCCCTTTTCGCGCGTGAGCACGTCTACGATCCGTTCGAGCCGATCACTGTTTTCCTTGGTGCGGCCTTCCAGCGCAGTCAGCCGGTTGTCGATCCGCTCCAGGTGCGGCGAGCCGCGAACCTCCAGCGTGTAGACCCTGCTCTCAAGTCGCGCCGCGTAGGCAATGATGCTCGCGATCGCTCCTCCCGCCAGGATCGCCTGCCCGATCAGGAAGGAGACCAGCACGGAGTTCTCCTTGAACCATGATCGAGCCTCGACCATCATGGCGGTTTCGTCTGGACTGCCTTGGCGATGAAGTCCACCAATGACAGCGGCGGCTCGCCCTCGATGGCGCGCAGCCGGTTCTCGTGGTCGTACAGCACGGTGGTTTCCGGCGCGGGTTCCGGCGGCACATCGGGCGGGGGCACATACGGGTCGGGCGTGTTAGGAACGGCGAGCCATGCTTCGTATTCGATGCGGTCGCGATTGGCTGGATCGTTCGGTATTGATGCCATGTCAGCAACACGGATGACGACTTCTGTGTTGGTGAGTTGATAGTCAGCCATCACAACCTCGCATCAAAAGCGAGAAAAGCACCGGGACCAGCACTCAAAGCAGCCCCATGTCCAATAGTCATGCCAGTCACAGCACAATCTAATCGTGCTGCATTTTGACTGGTCGAAGCTGTTAGAGTTGAAACAGCAGAAGTGGTGTTTCCTGCGAATATATTAAATGTAGTAGATGGTGTGCTCGAAGTGAACGTTGGTTTGGTTCTCATTTGAGGGAAAGTCAGTCCAACCAAAGCCGTTATGGTGTTGTAACATACTCCACTGGCAACAAACGGTGCCGGGCTTGCGCCCACTATTTGATTATAGTACCTCTGACACAACACCAACTCCTGATCATACGGGCGCATGATGAGCGGCGATTGCGCTGCAATGATAGTTAGTGTGCCGGGAATAACGACAACGCCAGTGATACGAAACACATCGGAGGTCGCGCCAACGCCGTTAACCTGTCCGGGGGCAGATGCCTTGCTCTCCGCCTGCCATGTATTCGGTGATGCTGTTGTGTCGGTAGTACCACTGGCAAGTGCGAAAGAAACGAACAATCCTGTCGAGTTATCGCTTAACCAAGTCCCCGTCGTGTCACCTGGGATGGTGATGGTATTAAATTGCATCACGTTGGACGCATTTTGCGTGTAGCTCGTGGCATAAGACCTGTTGGTGCCAGAGTTGCGAACAGAGACGCTGTAAAGACCCGTGCGGAAATGTCCCGACCAGAAACCAATAGTAATTGGCCGGGCACTTGCCGTGCCCCATGCCAACCGCGCCACTCGGTATCCTTCGATATGGTGCGCAATGAAAGAGGTATCGCTGGCGCCAAGTGAGGCTTGCGCTGTCGTAACATTTACATAGATATGAGCCGGTATCCCCGGAACGAGAGACGTAACTGACATTCCTGCTGAAAGGACCATCGTTCCGGCCCAATACAATTTCCATCCGTCACAAATATAGCCTACATTGGCTGAGGTCGTACCCGTTCCCTTTTCTTGACTTACTTGACCCGTTCCGTTCACCTGCATCCCATTATACGCCAACGCATCGAGCGGGGCGGCATAGATGCCGCCGGTCCACGCACTCCACACGCCGGCCTTCTTCTCGCGCACGTAGGTGCGCCCCGGCACAAAGCCGGTGTCGTTCTGGTCGCGCGCCTCGAGCACCACGTTCTGGTTGGTCGGCGGATTGGCGAGTGCCTCGTTGATGTAGGCGGTCCCGACGAAGCTGCTGGTGGCATTCGGCGCGCCAGCCGCAGCCGCAGCCGACCGAAACGAGCCGGGGAACCAGACGTGTGTGTTGTAGTCGGCGACGAGTTGCGCCGCCTTCTCGCCCGACACATTCACCAGCACGCCGTCTGCGCTGGTCGCGCCAGTCCCGCCTGAACTGACCGGGCGCGGTAGGTTTAGGTCGGTTTCGACGTCGCCGACGAACGTGTTGTAGACCGTGCTCTCGATCGTCGTGCCGGTGATCACGTCGGGCGAGGGCTTGGTGTACACCCCCGTCCCTGGATTGCGTGGCATTAGCCCCTCCTAGCGATAGTCGTATGGCGTGTAGACATTGTCGATCCAATCCTGGCCGGTGTCGCGCACGCCCGGCATCAACGCCATGGTGACGGCGTCGCGCGCCCGGATGCGCGGATCGGCGATCGGCGCGTTCATCGGCTGCGCGGCGTTCTGCCGGTAGAGCGGCGTCGAGCGCATGATGTCCTCGGTAACTCCCTGCGCCGCAGCTGCCGTGCGCGTATTGGCGGCTTGGCGCATGGCGCCTCCCAGTGTTGCCGGAACCGCAGCGCCGAGCGCTGACCCCGTGGCAATGCCATACGGGCCAAAACCCATCAGCGCCGCCAGGCCCCCACCGGCGCCCGCGCCAATGCCGGCCACGCCGGTCTGTCCGATGCCGCCGCCGCCGCCGAGCCGGTTGCTGCCGGAGCGTAGCGCATTGGTCCACGCATCGCCTGCCGTCACGTCCTCTATCTTGTCGAGTTGCGCCGGTGTCGCGCCGAACAGCCGCTCCTCGCCTTCCGGCGTCTTGACATATTTCTGGAACGACTGGCGCGTGCGGTTGCCCAGGTTCTTGCCGGAATGCTCGCCGGCCGCCCCGATGCGCGCGGCGTCGATCGCATCGACCACGGCGTCGCCGGTCTTGTATCCGCGCCAGTTGCCGCGCGTGTCGGCGTAGGTCTGGCGCAGCGCAGGCAGCAGGCCTTCGCCCTGCAGTACACCGCCCTTAGGCGGATTGAGCATGTAGGTATCGAGAATGTCGGCGGCCTGCCGCCCGGCGGCGGCCTCGACGCCCTTCTGCGACAACAGTTGCTGGCGCAGCCCGTCGAAGTCATACGCATTGACCGGGCGCGGCCCGCCGCGCGGAAAGGCACCGGAATAACGCTCGAGCATAGCGAACGTATTTGGCGCCGTTTCCGGGGTGAATACCGGACCAAAGTTCCGGTTGGGCAGCGCATTGCGCGCCCAGTCGGACATATCCGCCATGCTGTTCGGGTGATACACGATCGGCGCCTGCTCGATCGCGCGGTAACCCTCGCGCGCTGCTGTTTTCGCCTCGGACGGCAACGGCGTCACGAAGCCGCCGATCTCCGGTTCCGCGCGCGCCGTCTCGCGGAACGGCGCCGTATGCGCCGGGATCACCTCGGGCACGCCGCCGACATGGCCTGGCGCACTGCGCAATGCACGATAACCCTGTCTCGCGTAGTTGAACCCCGGGATCGTACCGAGCACGTCAAGCACCGTATTGCCCGCGTTGGCGAGCTTGCGGTCGCCGGAAAACATCTTCGGCGCGTGGTAGGTAGTGTCCGCCGCCGACAACACCGAACCCATCGGCGTCAACGTGGTGCCGACGCCCATGACGGCATCCGCCGCATGCTGCGCGTTGGCTGGCGACATGCCGATCGCGGACGCGCCGCCAAGAACATTCCAGCGTGCCTGCTCGCTCGGTGACAGATCAGCGGGCTTCAGCTCGCCGAACGGCTTGTTGAAGTTCGCCCACGGATCTTTCGGCGGCTCTGCCGGGACGCCTGACCGCGGCGGCTCGATCTCGTACTTGTTGCCGGTCGCCGGCGTCACCAGGATGCGTGGCACGCCGGCAGTCGTCGGTTCCGGGTCGGGCGCGTCAAGGTCATACTTGCCCATGCGCTATTTCCCTAAAATTCTGCGTGCCAGGCCGGGTGTGAAATATGCCTTGTCGAATTCGTCCATCTCGGCCTGCGCCTTGTCGGGATTGCGCATCACCTCGTCGCGCAGCAACTGGACCTTGCCCGGCGGCACGAACTTGTCGATCGGCAGTTCATAGCTGCCGTACATCGTCGCCTCGACGTTCGGATCGCCGCGCGAATTGGCTTTCAGCACCTTGTGGTGCTGCACCGCCGCGAAGGCGTTCAGCTTCTCGATCGAGTTGAGGATCTCCTCGATCGAGCGTCGCTCGAGCGTGATCTTGCCCGCCGCGGCCTCCTGCAACAGGTTGAATTCGGGTAGCGACTGCGCTCCCGCCCCGACGATCGCCGGACGCAGCGAGGCCAGAATTGGCGGGATGAGGCCGCGGAAAATTTCGGTGTTCGACGTCCGCGGGTCGACCGGCACGCCAAACGCCGCCGCGATCTTGGACAGGCCCAGATCGATGCCGGCGTCGGCGCCGGTGAACATCCCGGCCTTGCTGTTCATGACCTGGCGCACGCCCGCGATAGCCTGCTGCGCGGCCGGCAGCGCGGCCACCTTCTCGGCGCTCGCCTGGGCGCGGCTGTACGCCTTGTCGACGCCATCCGGGAACAACTCGCGCATGCGCTTCTCGTGCGCGTCCTTCTCCGCTGCCCGCTGGCGCGTTTCTGTTTCGCCGGGCAGTTTGCGGGCAAATTCTTCCTCCGCAAGTGTCCGCGACTTTTCCAGGTCAACGCGGCTCTTGTACTCCTCGACCCGCCGTGCATACGCCTCGTCGCGCCGCGCCTTGCCGTACTCCATGAGGAGCTTCGCCTGCTTCTCAGCCTGCTCGTCGCCGGGATACTTGCGCATGATGGAGATACCGCGCAGCTCCTCGTCGGACAACGGCTCGCCCGCCCGATCCGGTGCTGGAGGAAGGCCCAACGGCTTTCTCGTTCCCGCCAGGACAGGCGCTGTAGTAACCGGCGGCGTGGCCGGCTCCGGGGTTGGCTTGTCAAACGGCGTCGGGATCGGACGTACCGCACCGCCACCAAGTTGCGCCACCATGGTCGGCGCCGGCGTGATGTCGCTCGGGGTAACCGGGTTCTCTTCGGTCAGCGGCGGGATTGCTCCGCCGCCCCTTGCCGCGGGCGAGGGTGCGTCGGTCACTGAGCCGGTCGACGCATAGGCCAGCCGCGTCGGGTCGGTGCCCGCCTGCAGCCCGGCCATGTAGCTCTTGCCGTAGTCGGCGATCGACAGCCGCTTGTGCGCGTCGGTCAGGTCACCCTTGTTGACGTTGCCCGGCCCGCCAAACCAGGCGCGTGCGGCGCCCTCCTCGCCGAACTGGTCAACATATTGCCCGAACCGATGCTTGAACACGGCGTCCTGCGCCTGCGGACTGGCGAGGTACTGCTGCGGCGTTAGCGCCTGGCCGAGCGCCGCTTCTGTCCACGGCCCGATGTTGGCCTCAACGACCTGGTAGCGCCCGAGCCCGCGGCCGTACTTGGTTGGCGCCCCGACCGCCTGGTAGGGGTCGGGTTGGCCGCGGCTCTCGATGCCGCCGATCGCGCCCTGGCGCGCGGCCCAGATTGGGTCGTCAGTACCCGTATCCGCCGGTGAAGCGTTGGAGAATGCCAGGGAAGTCTGCGGGGGCTCGGTTGCCCCCGCCTGCGTAGGGTCCGGCGACGCCACCCCCGGGGGGCGCAAGGCAGGATCGTTCGGGTTGGCTATGGCTGCGATCCTGGCGCGGGGGTCAGCGTTCGGCTCTACTGCCGGGATAGCCGATACCGGCCGCGGCGCGGCAACAGCACCGGCGGCCGGATTACTGCCGGGCGGGCGGAACAGAGGATCTGCTGCCCTCCCGCCGGCGTAAGCCCGCTCCTGCGCGCTCAGATGCTGGTCGGCCATCACGTCGCCGAACGCCTCCCCAAGCGAGGTCAATCCCTCGCCGATTGTCTTGGGGAACGGCCGCGACCGTGTAGCGAGTGCCGCCGCAATTGCCCGCCGGCGCTTGATCTCCTCGAGCGATGCGGTGGTGTCGCCCATCGCTATCGGCAATAGTCCACTCTCGGAAAGCACCCCAGGACGATAAGTTGGCTCTACCATGTCACGCCACCTTCAGGATTGAACCGAGCTTGGTTCGCTTGATCTGCTTCACGCCCTTTTTCGTAACCACTGCTTCCTTGTCGATCTTCTCGACGTCCTGCGCCATCGGACCAATGTGGCGCTGGCCGTCGTCGAGCTTGCCCTTGTACTTGTACTCGTAGATCGGCAGATCTCCCGTATCGTCGGGCCCGGCTGCGAAGACCGAACCGACCTTGACGACATCCTCCTTGACGCGTCGATCGGAAGTGAATGCCCCGCCACGTCCCGCCCCGGCGATCGCACCGAACAACCCGCCGATCAACTGGTTGGCGTTGTTGCTCTGTGTCTGATAATTCTGCATGTCCTGGTTGAAACGGTTGTTAACCAGCCCGGCGTAGTCCGTGGTCGCGATTTGGTTATTTCCCGTATTGACGAACGACGGGTCTTTCACCTGCGACCCGCTCATCAGCGCGCTGATCTCGTTGATCGGCTGGTTGCGCTGGGCGTACTGCTCGGCAAGAGATTGGGCCCGGTTCTGGTTTTGCAGACCAATACCCTGCGTTTGCCGTGCAAGATTTTGCGCTGTAGCAGCATTATAAAACTGCCCACGTAGCGCAGCCTGTTGGTATTCCTGCGACTGGGCCTGATTGGCGAACGTCCCGGCGTTGAGCATCTCTTGAAACTGCTGCGCCTGCGCCTGATTGGCGAACGTGCCGCGACCGAGTGCCTGGGTGTAAGCCTGCTGCTGCGCGGCGTTCTGGAAGCCGGCGCGCTGCGCCGCCATTTCCATCATGCGCTGCTGTTCCTGCCCGCCCGCCGCAGTCACCGCGAGGCGCGCGTCGGTCGACTGCCGGTTCCAGTCGTCCATCGCCTGGTTGTAGGCAGTCGAGCCGTAGCGAATGCCCTGGTCCTGCAGCCGCGTCTCGAGCGCCTGGCGGTCGCGCTGCAACTGCGGATCGATCCGGCCGTAGAGGCTCTCCTCGACCCGCTGCCGATCGGCGCTGAAATTGTCGGCCGGACCGTAGGTTCGGGTAATGTCGCCGGCGTCGCCGAAGCCGTATTGCTGCGAGCCATAATTGCCGAGGCTGCGCTGCTGCCCGCCGACATTGGCATAGTCATATTGTGCCTGCGGTACGCCCGCCAGCCAATCGACGCCAGCCATGCCTGGGGCACCATTGATGTTCATTGGCGATGCCAGCAGGTTCTGCAGTGATCCGCTCTGCTGCGCCGCCAGGTTGGCAAGGTTGGTCTGCGACTGCATCCCGATGTCTTGCAGGTTCTGCTGGCCCGGCGAGAGCGACTGCGTCGCTGTGCTCAGCGGGATCTGATAACTCTGCCCAGTGGTCGGGTCGTTGTAGGTGTAGGTGCCGGTCTGGCTATAGGTCAGCGCCCCCTGCGGCGTGATCTGGTTGATGTTGTTCATCTGCTGGTTGGCGACCGCCGTGCCGACATTGGTCGCGGTCGCGCCCGCCGCCGTGCGGATCGGATCGGGCGGGGTAGGAGGATCTGGCTTGAGAAATGACATGGCCTGTCCTCAGTACGCGGGTCCGCCCGCGGGGGTCTGCGGCTGCTGCAATGGCGACGGCGCGCCTGGCTGCGTCATCCCCGACATTCCCGGCTGCTGCATCAGGCCCGGCATCGCGCCGCCCTGGCCGACCAGCGGCGCCTGCCCCGGCATCCCGCCGCCCACCGGCATCTGTCCCGGCATGCCACCCATCGCCTGCGGCGTTGCCGCGCCCGGCATGGCGCCCGCCATCGGCGGCGCGCCGGTTGCTGCCGGCATGCCCTGCTGTTGCGCCATCGGCGTTACCGGCGGGGGGTTCTGCACGTCCATCAGCGCCTGCGTGATGCGGTCGCGCTGGCCCGAGATGTCGCCCGGGCTTTGCTGCATGACGTTCTGCGGCAGGGCGCCGGTCGGCTGTTGCGGCATCCCGCCGCCATACATTCCGCCCATTATGCAGCCTCCTCCATTGAAATATTTCGTGAGCGCGCGCAGCGCTGATGAAACTTGCTGCTTTCCCACGTCTCGCGCGTCAGTAGTCCGAGCACACCATCGCGCCCGCGCCCGAGAATGCGCGGGATCTCGATCAGCAGGCAGCCGAGCGTCGCGAGCTGGCGCTGCGTGTGCAGCGCGTCGGCCGGGACGAGATGCGAAACCATCTGCGCTTCCATGTCGATGAACGGCCAGGCGTACATCCGCCACACCGTTTCACGTGAAAACCATCCGGTGCCCGGCAGCGCCGCCACGCTGACGTCGACTACGCCGGCTTCCGGCATCCAGTTGTGGTAGACGATGCCCGCGATCATCCGGCCCTGCTCGTCGATGATGCCGAGCGCCTGGCACTTGCCGAACGGCCGGCCGTGCATGTGCGGGATCATCTTCGCGACCGCGGTCGCGACCGTCTCGGGCTGATCGTAGACGTAACGCAGCATCAGATCGTCCCCGGTCCACCGTCACCGCTGCCAAGATCGCCTTGACCACCGCCGGAAGTGTCCGAGGTACCGGTGGTATCGCCAGAACTCGTGTCAAACCCACCGCTGCCGGGACTGCCGACGCCGCCGCCCATGCCGGCGCCACCGATCCCGCCGGCGCCTTCCGAGACGGAGCCAATCTCGCCGGTGCCGCCCGTGCTCATGCCGCCGGGGCCAACGCCGCCACCGGCACCCATGCCGCCGAACCCGCCGCTGCCGCCGGCAGCAGCACCGGCAGCAGCCTCGGATGCCGCCGCCGCCGCGCCTTCGCTCATGCCTGACCCAGGGCCGCCGACCGCGCCGGTTGCCGAGCCGCTGAAATCGACGCCGCCGCCGCCCATCGGCCCGGTGTCGGTCAGCCCGGCGGTATCCACTGCGCCTGGCGCTCCGAGGTCGCCGAGATCGACATCGGTAGATCCCCACCCAGAGGAGAACGAGCCGCCTGGCGAAGGCATGCCCTGGGAGGTCATGTCGGCAACCATGCCCGGCAGACCTACACCAGTAAAACCGCTCTTCCCTCCAGCAGGCGCGGCGGTAGCCGTTTGTGCTGCCATTGCCTGCGACGTTGCGGGGCTGTACCCAGGCCCGCCAGGATCGAAGGGGCCTCTCCCAACATCAAAGTCCGATGGATCGGGAGTTGGCGCGCCCGGCATAGCCTGGGCTACTGCATTCATGGCCTGCATGCTTGCGTCAAGATCCGCCAGCGCCTGGTCGACGTCCGACTCCGACACGGTATCGGTATCGGTATCGTCGCCCTTGCCGGTCGCGCTTTTGGCGCCGGTTGGAGCGGTCGGATCCGTAATGCTCGTTGTCGAGACTGACTTGGAGCCTATGGGGTCGCCCGTCGGAGACGTGGTATAGCCGGTTCCGCTTGGCATCCCCCCAGGCATGCCGAAAGTGCCCTGGTTCATTCCGCCGAGAATATTGCCCGTCGTGGCACTGATTTGGCCCTGCCCCGCACTGGCAAACGAGCCGCCGCTTGGCATGCCAGTCGCACCGCCAGGGAAGCCCGCCGCTCCTGGTGTCCCTCCTCCGGGTGCCGTGACTGCCCCGCCTTCCTTGCCAGCGTCGTCCGTCCCTTCCTTGTCGGGGTCGGCCGGGTCGGCGTACTTGTCTTCGCCGATCGGAAGATCCTCTTGGTTCTCCCAGCCAGGCTGAAATTCCCGCATGGACTGCGGCGTTGGTGTGACTGTAACGCGGCCGCGCCCACCGTCTTCGGGCGTCACCGGAACATCCGGCGGAGCGCCCGGTGGCGCTACCGGAACATCAGGTGGCTGGCCGGGCGGCGGCTTGTCGGCGTCGAAACTCCTGGCGGGCTGGGCGTTTTCGAAAAAGCCTTGCTGCGTCACACTGCTCGGCGTCTGTCCGGTTGCCGCGGGGCTGTTACCCGAACCCATGCCGTAATCGCCCGACCCGCCGAGCCGCGGATCGCCCGGCATGGCGGTCAACTGATCGAAACCAGGCGCTGCCACGGCAGGCGCCTGCGCCACCGCACGCGACAGCAGTGCCGCCGCGATCGCGTTGCGCCGCGCGTCGACGTCGTATTCCTGGTTCCAGGCAAACGCCTGCAGTGCATCGCGATCGGCAATGCCGTATGAATTGGACGGGTCGGGCGTATTGATGTTGTTGGGACCAGTGAAGTCCGCCAGCGTCAGCTTGCGCTTTGCCATGGCCCTGCCCCTAGACGTTCACGCCGGCGAGCTCGTAGGTCGCGCCAAGCGCCACCAACTCGACGTCTGGCCTTGCCTGCTGGCCGACATAAACCTGCACGATCGGCGCATGCGCGAAGCCGGTCATGCCGATTGAAACCCACAGCGTGTTGCGATGCGGCGGGCGACCAAGCCCGGGCTGGTCCCACTGCGCATATGCAGCCTTATCCGCCGGTGGAACCGGCACGATGTTGCCGGACCCGGGCGGCCCCCACAGCCCCTCATCCCAAACATCGGTGATGCCGGGGTCCAGGCCAATCTCGGGCGGCGGCGGAATAATCACTTGAAAATCCACCGTGGCCGATAGTTGCGGCTGAAACGGCTCGTTCGCCCGCGAGGTGAAGATCGCACGCATCTGATGCAGCGTGATCTGCTGCGACGGCGCCTTGAACATCTCCCAACCGCCGACCAGAGTGGCGACGTAGGGCGCACCGTCATCATAGCCGGTGCGGTTGGCCTGCATCACGATGCCACCCTGCGTTCCGAAGAACATATCCGCGCGCATGCGAATGAAGCACGTGGCGTCCCACCCCATGAACCGGCACCAGGCGCCGGTCGTGTTGTTCGACGCCAGGCAATAGCGCTGGCCCGGCGTGCCGCCCGGGAGGGCGACAAAAAACGCGCCGTACTCGTCCCACTTCTTGATCGTCCACGGATTGGCGCGCTTGGGGCTTTCGACGTTCTCGCGCCACAGCGGCTTGATCATGCGGGTGAGCGTGGCAAGCTCCATCTGCCCGGCGTCCTTCTGGATCGCCAGGCTGATCGGCACCATGCCGTCGACCGTGAGGATGATCAGGTCACCGCCGATCAGCGTATGGGCGTTCATGCCCATCGGCGGCGCGACCTGGTAGCGCCCTTCCTGGCGCCAGGAGTTGATGTTCGACGGGTCCGAGCCGGTAAAAATCAGCAGTTCGCCCTGGTCGGTGCAAAAAACACACTTATCGTCGATGCCGTCGCCGGCGTCGATCGACCAGGTCGCGCCCCACAGCAGCTTGCCGCCCTTGGTGGCGGCGCCCGACAGCGGAATTTCCGACAGCAGCCCACCCACCGCATTAAGCGGCAGGTACCAGGCGCTCATCGAGTTGGCCTCGATGAAAAACCACCTGTTGCGGTACTTCCAGACGTAGGTCAGGTTCTTGCCGTCTACGACTAGGCGTCCAGCCGGGCCGTAAATGAACGATGAACCATCGGTTGCGCTACTGACCCACAGCCCGGGACTGGCAGTACGCGCCGCCGCGAACGTTCCGGCCCCTGCGCTGGTGTGCGCGGATGTCGCTCGCCAATGGGTGTTGTCGCTCGCATCGTAGGCAGTGGCGTTGAGCGCATAAGCGGTACTGTTTGCCCACACTGTCATAGTGGCGTTGAGCGTGACCCATGAGGTGCCGTTGAAGCGCAGCGGAAAATCGCCGGCATCGTTAAGCGCGAGCAAGTAATCGCCTGAAGCGTTCGCCAATTGCGAACCGACGTAATTGCCGCTCGCCTGTCCACTCTTGACCAATACCGGCGTACTGGTCGTCACGTCGTAGACCTTGGTCGTGTTGGCGGCGAACATCTTCTGGACGTTGCCGCTCTGGTACTCGAACGCCGAGATGATCGGCGTTGTCTCGGGCAGCACGCACCAGCGCGTACAGCCCCCACGCAGTTTCACGCCGCGCAGCGTCGGCACCCAGTTGTCCGAGATGATGCAGCTCCCCGGCTGCATGAACGCCTCGTTTTCCATCTGGTTGATGCCGCGCGTCGGCGCCGGCAAGGTCGTGGCGCGCAGCGCCTGCGCATACGGCTGATCCACCGGCTGGCGGCGGAATGCGACGTGCCTGCTCATGGCGTCGGCAGTGCGAAGGGATAAGCGATCCCGCGCGCATGCGCCGAGATCGGCGCACGATCGATCATGATCGGCATCGGCTTGTCGGCGCCCATCGCCAGCGCCATAGCGTCGGACCAGGTGCCCATGTCCTCGGCGTAGGGCGAGCCCTTGGCCTGCTTCCAGTCGAAGATCATGCCAAGCTTGAGAATGCGTTCGTCGAGCCGGAATACGTCGGCATCGTTCAGGAACGTGTCGCCGACGCCGCCGGCGTTGAGCGCGATGCAATTCTTGTCGAGGTAGGAAAACCGCGCCGTGGTGCCCGCGCCCATCGCCGGCCAGATCAGGATTTGATTGCCGAGCAAGGTCCACTCGCCCCAGGCGTCGGACCAGTTGGCGGCGCGCCGCTGCATCCATTCGTCGGTGTCGGCGGTATAACGCATCGGCTGCATGGTCGAGGTCGAGCGCCAGACACTGGTGGTCAGCAGCATGCGCTTGAAATCGGCCGGCAGGTTGAACGCGGTCGTGACGCCGTCGCCGGTGTAGGTGACCGACTTTTTCATCGCCTGCCATTCGCGCGTATCATAGGCGATGCGCTGCGCCATTTCGTTGGCGCAGGCGAGCAGTTCGCGTGCGGTGCGGTTGGAGTTTATCGTCGGAATGAGCGCGATCGGGGCCGCCACGCCGACCCGCGCGCAAACATCCTGCACCACCGTGAGCAGCGTCATCGATAGCGTCCTAGTTGCTGCAGATCACGCGGATTGAACGGTAGCGATTGCACCATGTCTTGCGGGTTGATGTTCGCCGGCGGCGTGTAGGGCAGACGCTGTTCTAGTTCACGCGGGTCAACGTTCATCGGAGGCGGGCGATAAGGTCCGCGTTGCAACAAGTCATCTGGCGCAACATTCGCCGGCGGACGATATGTCTCACGTTGCTGCAGCAGCATCCGAACAATTTCGTCGCGCCGATCCATGTCATGCCGCCTTGCTGGGCCTCGCCTCGAGCGCCATCCGCGTCAGCGTCTTGCGGTTGGGATTGCCCTGCGGCTCGTGCCCGGTGTTGACCTTGATGTACTCGCGCAACTGCTCGCTGGTCATCTCGTCGAACTGCTCGCCGGCGGCCTCGGCGGCCTTGCGCGCCGCCTCAAGATCCTGCTCGAGCGCCATGTTCTTCGCGCGCATTGCCTCGAGCTCGGCGGCGAGCACGGTGTTGTGCGAGTTGCTCTTGCTGTCGGCGAGGAACTCGACCGCCTGGTTCTTCAGGTCGCGCCCGCCGGGGCCAAGGTTCTTTAACTCCTGGCCGTCGACGATGGCGAGCTGCTCGACGGTGTAGACGTTCTGCGCGCGCAGTTCGGCGCGACGGCCCGGCGTGAGGAACGGCGCGTAATCGAGCGGCGTGCCCGACTTGGTTTGCGCGGCATGCGCCTTGAACTGCTCGTACTGATGCCGGAACCGCTGGGCGTAGGTGATCTGATGCTGCTCGCCAGTGTATCCGTTGACGAGCCAGTGCGGCCAGAGCGTGTGCGCCGGCTGCGTGGTGAAATTGCGCGAGCCCGGTGCGCGGATGTCGCACACTTCCATGTCCTCGTGGATTGGCCGGCCTTCGGCCGCGCTGCGCGCCTCGTTCTTCTCGGAATGCAGGCGGAACAAAACAACGAGCGCTGCGTCGGGGTCGCGCGGATCGATAGCCATAGCTACGCCTTTCTCTGCGCCGGTCTGAGCGGCTGTGGTTGGTCCCGGAGTCGTCGGCCCTGGGCTTGTCCAAGTGCAGGACAGGCGGCTCCGGGGGTATCGGACACGGTTGGCTGGGGAGTTACCCGCGCCCGAAACGATCAAGAAGCCGGTACGGAGTCGTACAGTCTCCAGTTGAACAGCGGGTTGGTCATCGTAAGTTCGCCCATCCAGCCGATGAACTGCGCGACGGCATCCTTGTCAATGGGCATCTGCCCATCGCCTTCGAACAGCTTGTCGAAGTTACGATTGGGGTGATACCTGAGCCGGAAAGTATCCGTGTTCAACCCGAAGGTTGTATTGGCTGGCATATTACTTCCGATGCCTCCGTCCAATACTATCTCGGCCCGTTTTCCACCGCCGATATACTCGAGCGCCGAAAAGCCCAACTTGCCCATGCTCGTCTCGTTGGTCTGCCGCTGGATCGCGATGGTGGCGGCGTCGTAGGCCGCGTAATGCTCGGGCGACATGATCAGCAGGTCGGCGTAATCGCGCCCGCGGCTTTGCTTGGTCATCACGGCGTTGAGCAGCGGTCGCACCGTGGTCGAGTTGACCTGGGTGCCGATCGCCGCCGAGTAGGTGTGGGCGTCGTAGGTCTTGGTCTGCCAGATGGTCGACAGGTTGCGGTCGATGCCGCCGTAGGTGCCCGACGTCGTCACGATCGGTACTGCGGTCGCCAGGCCGGTGATCTGCTTGCCGCCGTTGGCCGAGCCGTCCGAATAGATGCCGGCGTCCATGGTGTCCTCGAGCGCCTTCTCGGCAGCCTCCATGTAGCTGTCGAGCACGTCCATCAACTGGCTGTCGCCCTCGTTGTTGAGGATCTCCTGCATGCTCAGCACGATCGGCACCACGACCATCTTTGGCTCGAAAAAGGCATCGTTGAACAGATCGATCGCGGGATTAAGCAATTGATCATAGCCGCTGTACCATTGTGCGACTTGCTTACCGATCTGCAGGGTCTGGCGAATGCGTGGCCCCGAGTAGGTCTGCCACAGCCCCTTACGGCGCATGACCGCGAGGAGGGCATTGTTGTTGGATACGAGATCCTCGTAGCCGCTCGAGCGGTCCTCCAGTGCCATGCTGAGGATCTGCTGGTATGCGGCTGCAGTAGTGACGTTCGGCACGGTATGCCTCCACGACTAAATGTTGTCAGAGCGAGCCGTTGACGCGCTTGATCGCGTTGGCAATGGCATCGCGGCGGCCGACCGGCTTGCCGTTGCGCCGCTGTGCTCCGTTCGCCGGAACGGTCGCAGGCGCGCCATGGATGCTGCGGTCGGGATCGGTACGGGTCTGAGCCGTCGTGGAAGTGCGGGTCTGAGCCGCTGTGGCCGGTCTTAGTAACTGGGCGCGCCGGTACGCCGTGTCGATGTCGAAACCAAGCTTCAGTTCCTGGTGTATCAGGTCGCCGAGTTCATCGAACCGCGGGTGTGTGTCAGCGTACTGATCAACCGCACTGCGGGTGTTCGTGAACTTGCGCTCATACTGCATCTCTTGGATGCCCTGCGCAAGGGTGTTCACCATCGAATGCAACTGCCCGATCTGGTGGCTCTGCGCGGTCTGGGCGTTCTCGCCCTGCGCCATCCTGTGCTGCTCCGGCGTCTGGTTGAGGTAGGCCCAGGCCAGGTCGCGGAAAGTCAGCTTCTGCCCGTCCGGCGAGCGCAGGTTGAGGTTGTTGGTGATGGTATCGAACGCCCGGAACGGCTCGGCTCGCAGCAGCTTTTCCATCCCGGTGTAGCGGTCCAGTGCCTCGCCGAGCGTGGTGCCGTGATCCTGCGCCATCTTCTCGTAGTGGCGGATGCTGCTCATGGTCTTGTGGTCGGCCTGGTAGCGGTTGAACGCCTCACCGAACTCCTTGTGCATGCGGTGCACATCGGCGCGCACCGGCTCGGGCGTCGCCGCCCAGGCGTTCTTGGCGTGGTCGGTCATGCGCTGCAGCGGCTTGCTGTAGGGCGCGGTGTCGGGCAGCGGAGCTGCCTGCCTGGCTTGCCGGGAAGGGTCTGGCTGGCTCGGCTGCGCCTGGCGCTCGGTCGTACCCTCCGCGCCTTCCGGCCGCTCTTTCGGCGCAAACCGCCCGCGATCGCGCGGTTGGTCGTCCGGCCGCTTCTTCAGGTCGACCTTATCGGGCTTCTCACGCTCGGCCTTGGTTTCCTCGGGCGGCTGGTTGTCGCCCATCTTCGCCTTGCGCGGCTCGCCCTTGTCGTTGGGGTCGCGCGCCTTGGCCCGCTCGATCGCCTTGCGGATGCTCTCCCGCCGCGGGTCGGCATCTTTCATGTCCACCGGCTGTTTTTCCGGTGGCTGATTGGTGATGGGGGCCGGCGTGTTTACCGGATCTGGATTGATCGGAACTTCAGATTGCGCCGCGGCGGGCGCAGGGGCAGGTGCAACACCGACATCAGACATGGAACCACTCCTTCGGCCGGGTAACCCGGCGGGGGTCGAGTGCGGTCTGCTTGACCGTATTTGCGGTCAGGCTGACCGTTTTTGCATTTACCTTACGGCTTTTCTTCCAGGCCGGTGACCGGCCTTGTATTTCTCCACTGCGGTGTGGATCGCTTTCTGCCGCGCTTCCTTCACCGCGCGCTTGTTGGTCGAGCGCGTGGTCTGCGGCGGCTTTTGATCTCCCACCTCGGTGAGGCCCAGAGCGCGCCCGACCGCGCGGAACTTGGCTTTCGAGGTGTAAAAAACCCCGTCGCACTGTTCGGTCGGCGGCATCTCGTCCGAGATCACGTAGGGCCTGGGCAGCGCAGAGCGCGCCACGGGTGATGTTTCACGTGCAACCCGCCACCGTCCCGGCTCGACCTCGATCAACTCAATGGGCGGGCTTCCCTGTGTCATGCGGGCCATCCCGACGTGAAACCGGCAGGAACCGCGCCGACGAAGGCCGATGCGCCGAAGTTTGCCGTCACACTCTCCGCGCCGCCACCATTACTGAGATAAACGCCGGGAGCAAAGCTACCGGCCACAATGGTCAGGCCTCCGACGCCGGTTGCGGGATTAGCTGTCGGGTCGGCGTTCCAGTTACCACCTGCTCTCCTTATCCACCCAAGCCGATTGGTGAGATCAATTGCAAAGTCATAACGGTTACCACTAGCACCGACACCAAGGTCTTTTCCGGTGTCTGTGCCATTGTTATAGATAATAGTGGCTCCGCCCGGCACGACTACAAACCCCGTACTCAGGTCAGGAGCCGCCGACCGCTTTACCCCTAGTGTGTGCGATGTACCGCCGGATTTTAACGTATTGATTATCTCAAAATAGTATTTTCCACTGGAACGTACCGATAAACTAATCACCTCTCCGACATTAGGGGTACTATTTTTAGTCACCGTAAGATTGCCGTTCGACAGTGTTATAAATGCCGTCGATGGAGTGCCGTTGAATGTGGCAAACGGAGCCGCCACCCCGATTGTCTCGAACACGACGGGCAGACCGGGCTTGCCGATCA